GACGATGAACCACGATATTATTAGGGTCGACTCTGTCGTCAGTTCAGCCCTTGGATTGAGACCTGATTTAGATCGGATCGCAAGAGCAGATGGGAAGAACGATGCTAGAAGAGACTAAAAATGATATTGGATGGGTACTATCTAGATTTACTTCCAGACGGAAGCATAATCCTCGATCCTGAAATAAAGCCGGGCTTACTCCAAGTCTTAGCTGGTGATGAGTTTGTTGTCAAGATAAGAGACAACAATCGAATCATTTTGTCTAAAAAAGGACGTAACGCCAATGACAACTGACCAATTAATTGAGCTCATAAACAAATATGGGTTTCCAATTGTCGCAGCTGTCGGCATGGGATACTTCGTATATTTCATCTATTCATTCGTTACCAAAAAATTAACTCCGACGATCAGCGAGACGAGTGGAATCCTCATCGCGCTTATTGATCGCATTCGCATGCTTGATAATGACTTGATTCGTCTTCAACAGAAAGTCAGTGTTATCTTGCAGATCCATGAGGAACAGAAGAATGCAGGTAAACCTAAAATTTGAATTATTTAAACTCTTTCTGTTTGAATTCTCTTTATCATCGAATAAGCCCGGTCTTAAACTAAAGAAGCCTGGAGATAAAGTTGAAAAGAGTCCTAGCGCTCCTGCTCTTCCTAAGCCTAAGTAATGAAGCTATTGCTTCGACTTTGGTTCATGAGTTTAAGAACCCATCGTTTAGTGGCGTGGGAACATCATCACATTGGTTGACTATAGAGAACCAAGAAGCTACACGAAAGAAAGCTATTCAAGATAAACTAGAAGCAGAATTGAGAGAGCGAGCTCTTGAAGAAGAGAATAGCATTCTCAATCGTTTCATGTATAATCTACAGTCAAGAATTTATTCTAGTTTAGCTGCTCAATTAACTGAAAATCTTTTTAATAGTGATTCTCCAACCGGCAGTTTAGAATTAGACGGCAACACTATAAACTATGAGCGTCTAGACGATACGATTAATCTTACTATTATAGATGGAAACGGTCATACTACTCGCATAACTATTCCAACGAATGGATTTGGGTTCTAAGATGAAAAAGCTCGTCATCTTATCCTGCCTTTTATTGAGTGCTTGTGTGAATGCACCAAGAAATAGTGTGACAAATATCTCTGAAAAACCTGCCGTCATGGCTTCTGAACTAACAGAATTGAGAAATTTACCAGCTCCAGATCGCAGACCAGTCGTAGCCGTATACGATTTCCCTGATTTGACTGGGCAGAGGAAAGAGTCAGAAAATGTCGCTAGTTTTTCTAATGCTGTAACACAAGGCGGAATTGCAATTCTCATAGACGCTTTAAAAAATGCTGGTAATGGCAATTGGTTTGTAGTGGTTGAAAGAAATAGAATAGACGATCTAGCCAAAGAGAGACAAATAGTTCGTCAGACTCGTGATGAATATCTTGGCAAAGATTCAAACAAACTTGAGCCGATGTTATTTGCTGGATTGATACTTCAAGGTGGTATTATAGGTTATGACTCGAATATAGCGACCGGCGGCGCCGGAGCTAGATATTTGGGGATTGGCGGCGATGTCAAATATAGAAAAGATGAAGTCGTCGTAGCTTTAAGAGCAATTTCAACTAATACCGGTGAAGTGCTGTTAAACGTTCAGGTATCAAAGACTATATTGTCCACGGGAAACGATTTCACTCTATTCAAGTTCCTCGACATGGGAACAAAAGCGATAGAAGCTGAAGCCGGAATGACCCAAAACGAAGCCAACACTAAAGCAGTTAAAGTAGCTATAGAAGCTGCCGTAGTAGAATTAATCAAACAAGGAAAGCAGAAAGGACTTTGGACGTACCAAAATGCTCAATAAAATCAGAACTCTGTTTTTAATGGTTCTGATGACATCTACATTAGCTAACGCGGCCCCTAATTCGGTTTACATCGATCAAGTTGGTGACGTGACGACCGCGACAGTAACACAGACTGGGACAGGTAATAGCGTAGGAACAGAGCTACAGCGATTTACACTAAACGGAAATTCCCAGAATATAACTATTACACAAGTCGGGAACAACAACTCACTAAATGGCGTCATCAAGAATGGCGCTGGTGTTACGATGAATACGTCTGTGTCTGGAGACGGTAACGCTGTTAGTTTTGATTATGGTGATGCCGCTTCAGTTGCTGGGACAACTACGAGTTTGACTATCAATGGTGGATTAAACACTGTTAGTTTGATACAGGGAAGCATTGACTCTTCAACCAACGTGACACACGAAATTAATATTACTGGTGATCAGAATACGTATACATCAACCATTAATACTAATGATGTCGTAAATACATTTACATTAACTGGTGAAGAAAATAACGTCACGATGCTTCAAAATGGTTATAATGGAAAGACCGTGAATGCTGTCTTAACCGGCAGCAACAACGAAGTAGTTATCAACCAGACGAGCACTCTGAATGTCGATAGCATCGCGCTTACTAGCAACATTAATAATGGTACTATCACTATCAACCAGTGCAATAGCGGATGCTAACATTGGTTCCGTTTCAGAGTTTACTGGAACGAGTGAAGTAGTTAGAAAAGATGAAAAGTTTGTGACTGAAGATAAGTTGCCTATTCAGCAGATGGATAAAGTACAAACTGGAAACGGTAGAGTCGAGATAACTTTTATCGATGACTCTACCGTCAAGGTTACAGAGCATTCAAAACTAGTCATCGACGATTTTGTCTACACCGGAAAGCCAAATACTTCTAAGATGGCTTTAAAGTTTGCAGCTGGCACCGTTAGGTTTGCTACCGGCCAAAAAGGCATAATCGATAAAAACAATATTGATATCAACACACCCACCGCCACTATAGCCGTTCGTGGAACCGATTTTGCTACGACAGTGGACGACTTTGGTAAGAGTCTGGTCGTATTACTTCCAGAAGAAGATGGAACAGTCGGTAAAATTATCGTATCAAACGGTGCTGGATCTGTAACTTTAACTAAAGCATTTGAAGCTACTATGGTCACCACTGCAGATTCCTCTCCCAGTAAACCGGTCGTGTTAAATCTATCATTAAACATGATCGATAATATGATGATCGTGGCTCCACCAGAAGAAGTCGCAAAGAAGACAGAAAATATCGACAAGAAAGCAAACTTACTTGATCTCTCCGATCTCGATATTGATTACCTTAAAGACAATGAGATAGAAAAAGATTTCTTAAAAGAAACTTCACTCGACGACACTTCGTTGAAAGCTGAATATTTAGAAGACTTTTTAAGTGAGCAAAACACAGACGTGAGTGATTCTAGAGAGGGTGTAAATATACAAGGAACTAGATTTGGTATGGACAAAGCTACTCAGATCTATACTTACATAGACCTAAATAAGCTAAACGTAGTTAGATCTGTAGATAGTCATGTAGCTATAACAATTAATAAAGATGCCGGCGTAAATATTATTATAGATCAAAATGCAATTTCAAATATAGTAAAAGTGAACGACGGCGGGAGTAATATCATTGTCAGACAAAGTAATTAAAATCTTACTATCGACTTGGTTAGCTGTCGTCACGTTTGTTGGCCTACTCGCAGTTAAAATAGACGATCCATATCTAATCCAAAGCATGAGACTTAAGTTTTATGATTCTCTCATGCTTGCATCACCTATTGAAACGAATGACATTGTCCTCCTAAACATAGATGAAAAAGCTCTCGAGAAGTATGGTCAATATCCATTTCCACGAGAAATCTATGCGTCGATTATTAAAGACGTCTATAATAATAATGCTGCTATCTTTACAAATACAATTTTATTTCTAGAACCAGATCGATTTGGTACTGATTCTGTTTTATCTAAAGCACTCAATCAATATCCAGTCGTATTGTCACAGACCGTAGGTAACTGCAGAAGAAATAACACCGAGACCAAGAAAACCGGTGTAGCTATAATCGGCGACGGTAAGTCTACCGACTTCTTACCAAATTATCCGTGTGTATTGGATAACATCTCGGTTCTTCAAGACAAAGCTTTTGGCGTAGGAATAACGTCGACACTTCCGGAAATTGACGGCGTCGTGCGTCGTGTTCCTATGTTAGCTATGTCTAATGGGGAATATTACCCGTCTTTTGCTTTGGAGATTCTTCGAGTAGCTGCGGGTGAGCAGTCTTATCAAGCTAAGATTAATGAGACCGGTGTAGAAGCAGTTCGTATTCCTCAGTACGCTACGATCACCACAGACGAATACTCACGAGTATTTGTCAATTGGAACTACACTTTTAGCCAGTATTCTATCGGAGAAACTTTACCCGATCTATCAGGGAAAATAGTAATTCTAGGAGTGACCGCAGCTGGGATTTCCAACCCCGTGCCAACTCCTGCGGGAGCAAAGTTTCCTCATGAAGTGCAAGCCACTCTTCTTCATACACTTCTACAGGGGGATTCCGTATCGATTCCAACACTGAGCGGGGTTCTTGATTATATTCTTTTGATCGGTCTGTCATTTGCCATCATCTTCATTTCAAGATTTAGGTTCTCAATTGTATATATCGCGATAATCCTTGGTGCCTATATCTACTCTCCATTTTATTTCTTTCAAAAAGATAAAGTACTATTTGACATAAGTTTTAACGTCTTAGCTCTTTTGCTTATCTACATGCATGTTTATACAGTAAAGTTTATTTCTGAATACATGCAGAAGATACAGATCAAAAAGCAATTCGTTACTTATCTTTCACCAGCTCTCGTTTAAAAACTACAAAATAATCCTGAGCTATTACTGCTCGGTGGTGACAGTCGTGAGCTCAGTATTATGTTTACTGACGTCCGCGGCTTTACGAGCATCTCAGAACATTATGGTCGTGACGTTCAGGGCTTGACTAAGATCATGAACCGTTACATGACCTCGATGACTTCAAAGATTCTCATGAATAACGGCACACTCGATAAGTACATCGGTGACGCTCAGATGGCTTTTTGGAACGCTCCTCTTGACGAAAGAGAGCATAGACGATATGCCGTACGTACGGCTTTAGAAATGTTAGGAGATCTTGATGCGTTTAATTCCTCGATTTCTGCTGAAGGCGTTCCCCCGTTCGGCATGGGGCTTGGTGTCAACACTGATACTGTTGTTGTTGGCAACATGGGCTCTTCTCAGCGTTTTGACTATACTTGCCTTGGTGACGGTGTTAATCTAGCCTCGCGACTGGAAGGGCAGAGCAAAGAATACGGCGTAAAGATAGTTCTCGGGCATAATACGGTTCAAGGTATCGACGACGAATTCTTTATTCTAGAATTAGATGAAATTGCTGTTAAGGGAAAGAAAGAAGGCGTACATATCTATACGGTTCTTGGTTATCTCAAGGACTATGAGAAGTACTTGCCACAGCTTAAAAAGCATGAGAAATTTCTTGCTGACTATCGTAATCAAAAATTTGATAACTGTCTAAACGTTATTGAAAAATTAAAAGAATCTTTCAACGGCGAGATGAAAGATTACTATTCAATGATGGAAAAAAGATGTTTAGCTTATAAAGAGAATCCTCCGCCAGAAGATTGGGATGGAATCTATAGAGCTACTTCAAAATAGGAGACTTTATGTTTACACGCACGACCATTATAGGAGCCACACTCTTAGCGCTTGGTTTATCCGGATGCACGACACTCAATAGCCTAAAGGATCAGATTCCAAGTGGCTGGGATCCCAACCAGAGTGTCAGTGTGACTAATATCCAACAGACTACTCGTCGCATAGATTGCTCGCAAAATCTCGGTATACAGCTATCGACTCTTCAGAGTCAGATCGAATGGTTCCAGATCTACTCCGAGACCAAGGGTACAAAAGACGTTCTCAAGCTAGCTTCTACTCTCAGTGACACTACGAAAGAGCTATCAGACCGAGCTTCCAAAGGTGAAGTCAGTGCTGTCTATTGTAATTTAAAAAAGAAGATTCTTGTAGAACAAGCTAATATCGTCGCAGACACAGTTCAAGGGAGATTCTAATGTCACTAGCAGAAGCACTTTCATCTAATGATCCATGGATCGCAGAAAAAGCTCAGATCGCGTCTGAGGTGGAATTAGCTCTTAAGAATGGTTCTATGAGTAAGGACGAAGCTAAAGAGATCCTTCAAGACCTTATTGATACCGATAAGCTAAATGAATCTGCGTCAGATGCTAAACTCAAGGCCACGTTAGTTTTCGGTGTCACTCAACTTATTAAACTTTGTGGTTGACATATCGAGAGACACATGGTATAAATATAAATGATGCTGATGACCAGAGAGGAATAGGCATTCTGGACGCGGGGGCAGTACCCGCCGCCTCCACCATGAATACATAGTAGAAGTAGGGTGGCAAGTAAGCATCTTCTAGTGCCGAGGGCTGGAATTCCTGAGTGGTGAACGACCACACTATGTATTCTTGATGGGGGCGACACAGGATCGACAGGTGTAGTAAAGTCAAAGCGAGGCATCCGGCATGATACCGCCGTATCGGGTCAAACTTACAAACGCCAACGATAACGAAGGTGTTGCTTACGCCCTAGCGGCCTAAGCGGAGTTCGGGAGGGACTTGGCAACAGAATCCTCCCACTAATTTTGGACTTCGCTGAGAGTGAGGTTTAGAGCTGCGAAGATCTGGTCGACAAAGCCTCACTCTATGCGTAACGTGGTTTGTGGCTCTGGCATTGCCATCCACGTTTGCGGGCCCACTTTAACCGCATCCGCTGTAGACGAAACGTGGGATGGGCTGTCTACACGGGGTTTGGTAGTTTTCCTGACACAACAAAAATTACCTCCTTTCCACAACAAAAAGGCTAGAGATGATCACACACGTAATGAAGAAGGGCATTGCCCTGCTTATTATTACGACTGCGCTGACCATCATTACTACCGGTAAAGTAACAAATGCAGAAGCTCGATCGTTGTCGGTCATGAGCTTTAAAGACGTTACTCGCGACCGGGAATTGGCTTGTTTAGCGGAAGCTATCTATCACGAGTCACGCGATCAAGGAACTGAAGGAATGATCGCAGTCGGTAAAGTCGTAATGAATCGAGTCCGGGCCGGATACGGTAAGGGTACTTGCGAAGTCGTACGTCAAAAAGATAAGGGAGTATGTCAGTTCTCATATTATTGTATGAGTGCTAAGTATAAAAAGATAAGAGATCTTGATAGCTGGGAAAAGGCTAAAGCCATCGCTAATGGGATCTACTTTGGTTTTTATAAAGACCCAACCGGTGGAGCGCTCTTCTTTCATACAAAGAGTGTTCGACCCACGTGGCGTAAGAGTATGCAAAAAACTGTCACCATTGACGATCATATCTTTTACGTAAAGAAGGTGTCACATGTTAGAACCAGATGATGTTACTTTTAAAGAAGCAGAAATCCGTTGGTGCTGGGAGATGTTCGATAGGATTATCGAGATCTGCCAGACTCAGCCCTATGATAAAGCCATCGCCAGCATCGCTTATTATGCCAAGCTTGGTGTAAAAGGGCGAAAAGACGAATGGAATAAATAAAAGAAAAATTAATTGTCAGGAGTCCCCTATCAAATGGACGAGCTAGGACATCAAATAAAGTTTTATCTCATCAGCGGTTTGATAGGGGCTTTTGGCGCCATCGCTAATGCTGTATATGCGACAATGAAGGGACGTAAAATGTCTCTTTTTTTTATTGCCGGGAGTATAATTCTCGGCTTTTTTGTTGGTAATCTAGTCGGAAGTTTTCTGCCTATTGATTTTCCCTATCGGGACGGCACATTGATGGTAGCAGGGTTCGCTTCCTTTCCTATTCTTGACATTCTAGAATCAAGAGTCTCTGGTATTTTTGCTAGATTCATTGGAAACAAACTACCAAAGTAATTGACATTTCTCCGTGAGAGTGTTAATATAACACTATACATTTGGAGGGATGCATGCAGATAGCAGTAGTCAAGACAC